ATCACGGACACCTCGCCGATTTGCCCGAGCCCACTATTTCGCACACACCCGCAGTTGAAAACCGTTGATGTTGGTAGGCTGTTGTTATGGCTAATCCACCGAAACCTGCTGAACTCAAGTTGTTACAAGGCAACCCTGGTAAAAGGGCGATGCCTAAGAATGATGCGATTGCACCGTTGCAGTATGGGTATTGTGAACCGTTGCGTCCGTTGGGTGTTGTGGGTAAATCGTTTTGGGATTCTATTTTTGGTGCTGGGGAAATGTGGATTTCTATTCGTACTGATACGCAACTTGTGCAAATGGTTTGTGAACAGTTAGATCGGCGTGAAGTTTTGCGTGAACAGTTTTTGCTTGACCCTTCTAATCGGCCGGTGAACATGAGTTTGATTGAAATTGAGAAACAGCTTGTTTCTGGGTTTAGTTTGTTAGGGTTTACGCCGGCTGATAGAACTCGCCTGGGACTTGTTTCGGCTAAGACTAAATCGAAGCTTGAAGAGTTGTTGGAACGTAAACGTAATGGAGTTTAGGTCGTGGCCGCCTAAATGGTTGACACCGGTTCCTGCTGAAGCTATTGCTAATGGTGATGGTTCGACTGCTGCTGAGTTTGCGGAACTGTTTGGGTCGGTGGGTAAAGACGGTATTGCTGGTAAAGCTGGTGAGGCGTTGCGGTTGCGTGATTGGCAGAAACAACTTTTGTTGCATTTGTATGCACGCAATGAAAATAATGGTTTGTTGGCTCAGACGGCTCTAATTGGTATGCCGCGTAAGAATGGTAAGTCGGCGTTGAGTTCGGCCGCTATCGGGCTTTACAGCCTTATTGCTGAGGATGTTATGGGTGGTGAGGTTATTGCTGTTGCTGCTGAAAAAGACCAAGCTCGTATTGTGTTTGGTGAAGCTAAACGTATGGTCGAAAATTCGGAACTTTCTGATTTGGTAACGGTGTACAAAGATTCGTTGTTTGTGCCGTCGACTAACTCGGTGTTCAAAGTTGTTTCGGCTGAAGCTTATTCAAAAGAAGGTTTGAACCCTAGCCGCGTAATCATGGATGAATTGCATGCTCACAAGAACCGTGAGTTGTTTGACGTGTTTTCGTTGGCTATGGGTAACCGTGGCAAGATTGCACAACTGGTGGCCATTACTACTGCCGGTGTGAAGTCGGACATGACGGGGCAAGATTCGATTGCTTATGAGTTGTACCAGTATGGGCAAAAGGTGGCGCGCGGTGAAATTGTAGACCCGGCATTTTTTATGGCCTGGTGGGAAGCACCACAAGATTCAGATCACCGTATCCCCGAAAATTGGCGTATAGCTAACCCTGGCTTTGATGACATCGTTTCGGCTGAGGACTTTGTTAGTGCGGTACGTCGAACACCAGAAGCAGAGTTTAGAACTAAACGTTTGAATCAATGGGTTAGTTCACAGATTAGTTGGTTGCCAACTGGTACTTGGGATGAGTTGACTGATTTGCAAGAATTAGACCCTGAAGCCGAATACATGGTTGGTTTTGATGGTTCGTTTTCTGGTGACACAACGGTTTTGGTTGGTTGCACGATTCCTAAGGATGATGAAAACCCTTATGTGTTTCTTATTAAGGCGTGGGAGAAAGATGACCGCATTCATGATGATTCGTGGCGTGTAGAAATTCAAGAAGTTGAAAACATGATTGCCGATTTTTGTGGGCGTTATAAAGTGCGTGAAGTGGCGTGTGACCCGTTTCGATGGCAACGCTCAATGGAAGTGTTAGCTGAAAAGGGTATACCTATTGTTGAATATCCCTCCACGTCGGCACGTCGCATGGTCACCAGTTGTGCCAAATTTTATGATGCAGTGTTAGATAAAAAACTTGCACACGACGGCAACCCGTTACTGACAAGACACCTATCCAACGCTGTAGTCAAATCAGATAACTTGGGTGTTCGTATTGTAAAAGAAAATCGGGCAAGCTCACGACGTATCGACGCGGCCGTTGCTGCCGTCATTGCGTTTGATAGAGCAACTAGCGGTAAACTAGAAACACAGGTCATTCCTGAATTCTTTTTAGACTAGGTGGAATTTTGTCGACAATACTACAAGCTTTGGGAATCGTGTTGATTTCTGCCGGTGCTTTTCTTGCATGGCCACCATTAGGTTTTGTTTTTCTAGGTGCTGGTGTTTTGTTGTTTGGGTTAGCTATGGAGCGTGTCACTGATGCTGAATAGGCTAAGTAATTTAGGTGGCGAATCTCGCGTTATCTCATTCCAATCGTTGTGGGGTGCTGGTGACACTTTGTCTTGGGCTAACCAAGCTGGCACAAACATTACCGCCGATTCATCGTTAGAGATTGCTGCATTCTTTTCGGCTATAAGCCTTATCGCTGACACCATTTCAACGTTGCCAGTTGACTCGTACATTCGTTACGACGGTGCACGCAAACCATTCAGACCTAAGCCGGCATGGGTTGACCAACCCGATGTTGACCAAACAAAACAAGCACACTACCAACAAGTGTTAGTTTCGCTTATGGTATTTGGAAACTCATTCACGCGTGTGTTCCGTGATGCAGCTGGTGAAATAGTCAACCTAGTGACTTTAGATCCACAACTTGTACAGGTTGAACGTAACGCTATTGGCCGTAAAGTGTTTATTTACAAGGGCGAAAAAACGGCGTTGACAGCCGATGACATTATTCACATTACTGATTTGGTTATGCCTGGACAGGTGCGCGGTAAAGCTCGTATTGATGTGTTGAAAGATAATCTTGGTTTGGCGTTGGCGTTGCAATCTTTTGCTGCACGTTTCTTTGGTCAGGGTTCAACCACGGCCGGCATTATTGAATACCCTGGTGCTCTAAATCGTGAACAAGCTAAAGCTATTACTGAAGGTTTTGATGCACGTCACCGCGGTTACCGTAACGCACATAAAACGGGTGTGTTGTCGGGTGGTGCGAAGTATGTGCAAACTTCTGTCGCTAATGACCAATCACAATTTTTGCAGTCACGCGAATTTGCGGTGCAAGACATTTGTCGTATTTTCAATTTGCCACCAGTATTTTTGGGTGTGCCTGGAACAACAACTTATGCGTCTATCGAGCAGTTGATGATTTTCTTGGTTACGCATACGTTGCGCCCATACATTGAAAAGTTGGAATGGGCTTATGGCAAGCTGTTGCCGTCTACAGCGTTCCTAAAGTTCAACGTGGATGGTTTGCTTCGTGGCGATTTCAACAGCCGTATGCAAGGTTACAGCATCGCTACACAGGGTGGATGGATGAGTATCAACGACATTCACAAATTAGAAGACATGCCTAACGTTGATGGTGGTGACGTTTACCGTGTGCCATTGGCTAACGTCGATTTGAAAGCCGCTGGGTTGACTGAAAAAGAAGGTTTGGTTGACATGGCTAAAAAACTTATTGATTCAGGTTTTGAACCGGCAAGTGTTTTGTCTGCACTTGGTTTGCCGTCTATGGTTCACAGTGGGGTGCCTACTAAGAATTTGCAACCAGTGGCAAGCATTGATCCGTCTGCACCGTCTACCGTTTATGGGGCTAACTAATGGCGTATAACCAACCGTTGCGTATTGATGCTGGGGCTACTTTACCTACACTAACTTTTACTATTACTAACGCTGATGGTAGTGTTTTCAATTTGACTGGGTACACGGCCAAAATGCAGTTACGTCAATACCCTAAAAGCACGTCTGCTTTAGCGTTGGAACTGACCCCAACTATTTCAACAACGTTGGGTACTGTTACCGTAAACGCAACGGCTGCACAAACAGCTACTTTAACTTTGCCTTCTTATTTTTATGCTATCGAATTGACCCGTTCAAGTGACGGTAACGTGGTTCGTTTAGCTGATGGTGTTGTTACTGTTTCACCTGAGGTGGTTTTCTAATGGATGTTTCTGTTTCTATACCAGACCCGGCTAACGTTTCAGTTTTTGTTGCTAAAGGTGATAAGGGTGAAACTGGTGCACAAGGCATTCAGGGTATTCAAGGCATTCAAGGTGTTAAAGGTGACACGGGCGCGACGGGTGCTACAGGTTCTACAGGTGCACAAGGTTCATCGGGTGTTGTTTCTGTCACAAGTCCGATAACAAATTCTGGTACATCGTCTGCTGCACAACTCGGTTTAGATCAAACCGCGTTGACCATTACTGAGAACCAAGTTACAGGTTTAATTACGGATCTTGCTGCAAAAGCGCCGAAAGCCTCACCCACTTTTACTGGCACGGTTACAACACCACTTACAACTGCTGGTGTAGTCAAAACAACTTCAAGCGGTGTTATTTCATCAGTTGCTACTTTAAGCAACACAGACTTAACTAACAGCTCAATCATTGTCAACGGTTCAACTGTTGCATTAGGTGGAACAGCAACGGTTACTGCCGCGCCATCGGGCACTGCTGGTGGCGACCTAACAGGAACATACCCAAACCCTACGCTTACGACTTCTGGTGTGACCGCTGGAACATACACAAACACTGCTATCACTGTTGATGCTAAAGGCCGTGTAACTGCTGCTTCTTCTGGTGCCACAACAAACTTGCATGCTTCTGCACGCGTTGCTACAACAGCCAACTTGACTGGAACTTATACGGCTGGCACCTTGGATGCTACTGGTGGTTATGGTGTTGGTGCAAAAATCACTGCACTATCTAATGGTGTTTGTAACATTGACGGCACTAACTTGGTATTGAACGATCGTGTGCTTGTAAAAAATCAGACAGTTCAAAGTGTTAATGGTATTTATTATGTAACTGATGTTGGTGCTGGTGGTGGCGGTGGTCGCCCGTATGTGTTGACTCGTGCTACAGATTTTGATAACTCGGTTGCTGGTGAGGTTACGCCTGGTGACTTTTTGTTTGTCACTTCCGGTACTGCGTGGGGTGCTACTAACTGGGTTCAAACAACGACTGGTTCGGGCACTAATGGCAACATAGTTATTGGTACTGATTCGATTGTGTTTGCTCAAACTGGTGGTACTGGTGGTGTTACGTCTGTTGCAGCTACTGCGCCTATTACATCAACTGGTGGTACGACACCAACTATCGCTTTAGCTAACACAGCGGTTACGGCTGGTAGTTACACTTACACGGCGTTAACTGTTGATGGTCAGGGTCGTTTGACTGCTGCTTCTTCTGGTACTGCACCGGCGGCCGCTTCGTCTACTACACCTATTGTTGACGGTACTGCTGCTGTTGGTACGGCTGTTACTTATGCTAGGGCTGACCATGTCCACCCAACCGACACAAGCCGCGCGCCGACAGCTTCACCAACTTTTACAGGCACACTCACAACACCACTTACAACGGCTGGTGTAGTCAAGACAACATCGGCAGGTGTGATTTCTTCGGTTGCGACTTTGGCTAACGCTGATTTGACTAACAGCTCGGTGACTGTGAATGGTTCGGCTATTGCGCTTGGTGGTTCTGCGACTGTGATGGCCGCACCTTCAGGTTCAGCTGGTGGCGATTTGACTGGCACTTACCCTAACCCAACTTTGGCGGCTACAGCGGTTTCGGCGGGCAGCTACACAAACACAAACCTAACGGTTGACGCCAAGGGCAGGATTACGGCGGCAAGCAACGGTTCTAGCGGTAGTTCGGAATTTTTTTCGTGGGTTACAGGCGCCTATTATAGAACTTCAAATGCTGTCGGTCAAAGTGTTGGAAATATTAACTTACTTGGAGTTATGCCGATTTATGTTCCTAATACAATTACGGCTGTTAGCTTAAGTGTTTGGGCTGCCACTAGTGGTACAACTTCAACTGTTCGACTTGGTATTTACAATAATGGAACTGGTGGCCAACCGAGCACTTTGTTGTTAGATGCTGGAACTGTAAGTGGCACGGCTTCTGGCCTTTATAGCGTGACTATTAGCCAAAGCCTTTCGCCAGGTTGGTATTGGGTAGGCTCTGTTCAACAATCAGGCTCAATATCATTTGTTGTTGGGTTTAACAACGGGTCGACTTCCGCACTTCAGAATCCATTTGTTCAAAGAGTGGCCTCCAACTTTATACCAATGTCATCGTGGAACGTTGCAGGTGTGACAGGAACTTTACCCACTTCTCCGACTTGGACTACTAACACAAATATTTATTATCCTGCTGTTGCGATTGGAACATAATGCAAATAACTGTTTTTGGAATCGGTGGTTACTGCGAGAATTGTGACCCTAGCCACGACCATCCACTAAACAACCTAATCAGTATCGAAGAAATACCCGACGAAGAGTTAGGCTAAGACAATGGCTATTACAGCACAACAAGCAATTAGTAACTTCAAAAAATTTATTGGCACACCAAGAGCTAAACTACCGTGGCTTGCTGGCCGTGTAAAAATGTTGGACTGTGCAGCCGGTTACTCATACATTGCACACCTAAAACCTGAACAAATTTCGTGCAACGAACTGCGCAAAATAATGTTGCACAACAAAACATGGCGTAAAGCTGACAACGGCAAAACATTACCTAAGCCTGGTGACGCTGTAATCTTTGACTGGTCAGGCCACCAGAGCGGTACAGACCATGTTGGCATGGTTATTACTGCTGATAAAACAGGTGTCACACACATTAGTGCCGATTCGAACAGCGATCAACTTGTGCATGTTAACCATGTTGGTTGGCATTATGTAACAGGTTTTGGTGAAGTTGTAAAGTTTGCGACTAAGTAATGCCGTATGGAATAAGCAATAACCAAATTAACTGTAATGGTTGGGCGTTAGTGAAAGAAGATAATGGCCAATACGTTACGGTTGCTTGTCATGTCACTAAACAGGATGCTGTTGATAACATGATTGCTGTTTCGTTGGCTGAGAACTTAGACCCGTTGGGTGAGGTGCGTGCATCTAAAATCAAAGTTTTGATTTGTGACATTGATGACACGCTTATTCATAATGGTCGCATCATTCCTGATGTTGCAGATTTTATGAGTTCACAAGATTATGGCATCATCCTTGTTACGGGTCGTTTGATTGCTAACCGTCGAGCTACTGAACAACAACTTGCTAAACTTGGTATTGATTACGACCAACTAAAAATGAACGATTTGGGTTCCACTGCTAAATCGGTTGAGTTTAAAAAAAGAACAGCTGAAGAGTTGTTGAAAGTGTATGAGGTTATGATGGCGATTGATAACGATGGCGGCGCGCGTGAAGCTTATGCGTCTTTGGGTATTTCCGTGATTGACCCTGCTAACCTACCGTCGACACGCGACTTGTCTATGGAACCGACACAACCATCACCAGTTGCTTTGACTGCACCGGTTCCTACTGAAATGTTGGGGCAAGACAATAAAGCACCTGGCACTGTTTCTGACACGGCACCTGACATGGAAGCTGTGACCACTACAGATTTGTATAACCAACTTCGTGATTTGTTGGGTGAGGTAGTTATTTTCAAGTTCGTTGCACACGGTTTTCACTGGAATGTGCGCGGCATAAACTTTCAACAGTTCCACGAATTCTTTGGTGAAATTTATCAAAACACTGATGAGTCTATTGACGGTATTGCTGAGAACATTCGCAAACTAAACTTTGATGCACCGTTTAGATTGTCAGAATTTATGGAATCTGCACCAGAGTTGGAACCTACCGATTCGACAGACCCGTTGGAAATGTCGCGTTCGTTGTATCAGGCTAACGAAGATGTGCGTGAATGTATTGTCAAGGCTATGGATTTGGCTGACGATTTGGAACAACAAGGTATTGTGAACTTTTTAGCTGAACGTTTAGATCAACACAGTACATGGCAGTGGCAGTTGCGCGCTATTGTTGGTGACTCGTTTGCTAAGAATTATGAGATTGATGTTTTGGCTGTTGCTGAAGGTGATGAGTCGGGGCAGGGTAATGAAGATGTTGCACCGGCTGATGCTTCTGCTGGAACTAATCAGAGTGCTAACGCTGTAGCAAATAATCAACCAGTTGTTGAAATGAATTCGTCTAAGTGGGCTAAGGCCGCTAAGGCGATTCTTCGTAAACTTGACCCTATTCAAGAAGTGCCGTTGCCTGAAACCCGTGCTGGAAAATTTGAAACTCGTGTTGTGAATGCACACTTTGAAATGCGTGAAGCTCTTGCTGGTTCGGGCATGCAGTTTAGTGGTTATGCGGCCATGTTTGACAGCCCTAGTGAACCGTTGCCGTTCACTGAAGTTATTGCACCTGGTGCGTTCAAACGTTCGTTGTCTAGCCGTAACGACGTAAAACTTTTGTGGAACCACGAAACAGGTACGGTGTTGGGTTCGACTCGTGCCGGAACGTTACAACTTGTTGAAGATGCTCAAGGTTTGAAAGCTATTGCTACGTTGCCAGATACACAAGCTGGCCGTGATGCTGCAACACTTATTAAACGTGGCGATGTTGCAAACATGAGTTTTGGTTTTACTGTTCCTAAAGGTGGCGACACTTGGTCAGTTGATGGTCAGATGCGCACACTAAATTCTGTTCGTTTGCACGAAGTTTCAATTGTGGCGTTCCCGGCGTACCAAGCAACTTCTGTTTCTATCCGTTCAAACATTGATACAGATGAACTTGCTCAGGCATTAGAGAAACTTGAAACTGGTGCTGATCTGAATGATGGTGAATCGTCTTTGTTGCGCGACATTATTGGCAAGCTAACCAAAACTGAAGTAAACGTTTCAAGCAACCTTGACATAAAGAAAAAGAACCTTGACCTACTAATGAACAGGATTTGATTGTGGCTACTAAAGAAGAAATCAAAAAAGCTATTCTTGACGCAACCGACAACCCTATCATTGGCGTTATTGTCGAAACCGTTGATGATGTAGTTGAAGCTATTTATAACTTGGACAACCCACCGGCCAAAGAAGTCCGTGTGGTTGTTCCTGAAGAAACGCGCTAGTTCGCGTTCACCCCACCAGTTCCTTCCCTTCTCTGGTGGGGTTTTTCTTTGCCCTAATGTTTAGAACAACTGTTCGGTAGTTAGCGGTTTTTTTGGGTATAAAATTAGAACAAGTGTTCTGCGTTAGCGCGGCATGGTTCTGTTCTGCGTTAGCGCGACAGGTTCAATAAACCCAAATCAATTCTTTTTGAAAGAGAGAAAACTAATGTCATCATTTCTAGATGCACAGGTTGAAGCTCGTCAGAAGGCTTGGCACGAAGCAAAGGCGTTGCTAGACAATGCTGCTGTTGAGAACCGTGACCTAACCGCTGCCGAAGAAGAAACCTATACCCGTATTACTGCTGACCTTGAAGCTCGTGCTGCACGCATTGAAGATTTCAAAAAAGTTGCTGAACGTGAAGAGCGTGCCGCTGCTGCTGCTTCGTCTTTCGTTCCTGCTTCTGTTTCGTCAACCGATCCTGCTGAACAGATTCGTCGTCTTGCTCGTGGCGAAATGCGTTCACTTGAGTTTGGTGCTGGAGCTGAACAGCGTGTTGGCCTAGTTCCTTCAACAACTGGTGCACCGGTTCCTACCTCGTTCTACAACCAGGTTATTGCTGTTGCAAAATTTGTTGGCCCTATGTTGTCGACTTCAACCATGTTGCGTACCGCTTCAGGTGAACCACTACAGATTCCGTCACAAGCAACTTACTCAGCTGGAACACAGACCGCTGCCGGTTCAGTTCTTTCAGAGTCAGACCCAACATTTAACAGCTTCATCACTTTGAACAGCTACAAGTTCGGTGGTATCATTACCGTCGCACGCGAGCTTATCGAAGATTCAGGTGTTGACTTGCTTGGTTTCTTGTCAGACCAAATCGGTATCGGACTTGGAACTTCTGTCAACGGTGCACTAACAAACGGTACCGGTTCAGTAACCCCTAACGGTATTGCTGTTGCTGCTGGTTCGGGTGTAACTGGTGGAACTGGTGTTACTGGTGCGTTCACCGCTGACAACCTAATCGACCTTGTATACAGCCTAAACACTGCTGCACGTCGTCGTCCAGGTGCTGGCTTCCAAATGTCATCGACTGCTATTGCTGCCGCTCGTAAGTTGAAAGACAATTACGGCCGTTACATTTTCGACCCGGCTCTATCGGCTGACAAGTACGACCTACTTCTTGGTTACCAGATTTTTGAGAACCCAGACCTAGCCGTTCCTGCTGTTGGTGCAAAGTCTGTTCTATTCGGTGACCTAGCTTCGTACTATGTTCGTGAAGTTGGCGGCATCCGTCTAGACCGTTCAGACGACTATGCGTTCGCTAACGACCAGGTTGCATTCCGTTTCACATGGCGTGGAGATGGCAACTTGCCACAGACTTCACACGTCAAGTACTTCAAGGGTGCAGCTAGCTAATCCCCTGATTCAAACTGAGAACCCCCTAGTGCGTAGGCTAGGGGGTTCTCTTTTGCTATGATACTTTTACTTAGCAGAAAAGGGAAATTATGAGTAAACAAAAACGTGGCACTATCAGTTGGTATTCAAACAGTCCTAGCGCGCCTACAGGTTATGGTGTGCAGTCTGAACAAGTTTTGAAACGTTTAGTCCGTGACGGGCATTCTGTGGCTGTTTTAAGCAACTATGGGCAAGACGGCACGATTGGTTCGTGGGATTCAGGTTTTGGTAAAGTGCGCGTGTATCCGCGTGGAGCTGACCCGTATTCACAAGACGTAACCCCGTTGAACCACATGCATTGGGTGAACGAAAATGACAACGCTTCTAACGTGCTTATCACTTTGTATGACGCATGGGTTTTGAAAGGTAAACGTTTTGATGAATTGAATATTGCGTCGTGGATTCCTATCGATCACTTACCAGTACCGCCTAAAGTTGCGCAATGGTGTAACAAACCTAATGTGACCCCGTTGGCTATGAGCAAGTACGGGCAGACACAGTTACGCGAATTGGGTATCGATTCGATTTACATTCCACACGCTTTTGAACCGGTGTTTAAACCGACTGAAACTATTCAGGGTGTAACTGGCCGTCAGTTCATTGGTGTTGATGAAAGCCGTTTTGTTGTGGGTATGAATGCGGCTAATAAAGCGTCGGGTTCGTTGCACCGTAAAGCGTTTAGTGAAAACTTTTTAGCGTTTAGTTTGTTTGCTAAACGTCATCCTGATGCTGTTTTGTATGTTCACAGTGACGTGTTTGGTGCGTATGGTGGTTGGAATCTTACACAACTTTGTGAAGCTGTTGGTTTGTCTAAAGACCAGGTTGTGTTTGTTGACCCTATCCCGTATTTGCATGGTTCTATTGGGCAAGATGTTTTGGCTGGTTTGTATACGGCTATGGATGTTTTGTTAGCCACTTCTTATGGTGAGGGTTTTGGTGTGGCTACCATTGAAGCGCAAGCTTGTGGCACGCCGGTTATTGGTTCTAACTTTGCTGCCACTGCTGAACTTGTTTCGGAAGATGGTTGGCTTGTTGAAGGGCAACCGTTGTTTGATGCTGGCCAGTCATCGTTTTTCAACATACCTAGTGTGCCTGGCATTGTTGATGCGTTGGAGCAAGCTTATGCGCGTGGGCGTGGGCGGTCACAAGTTTCTATAGATCATGTGGCACAGTATAAAGCTGAGACGGTTTATCAACGTCAATGGAAACCAGCTTTGGCTAAGTTGCTAAAATGATAATTTTTTGTTACGCTAATACTTGCGTTTATAGGTCGAGCCGCTTGCCAAAGTTACAGAGCCGCCTTAGATGTGCCGCACGAAAGGCAAGGGGGGCGGTTTTCAAGTGATCCCTGTACTTGGTTTTGCTACGCTGAAACGGTTTGATTTAGCTGACCGTTTATTAGCGTCAATCGATTACCCTGTTGAACATTTGGTTATCGTGGATAATTCGGGTACACAAACTTGGGAACCGGTCAAACCTGATTTGGTTGAAAAGATGTGGGTGTTAAGAATCCCGTTTGGTTTGGGTTTTGGTGGTGCATGGAATCTGATTATCAAGTCAACACCTTATGTGCCTTATTGGGTTTTGGTCAATGATGATGCGTGGTTTGAACCCGGTGCGTTGGCTCGTATTGCAAACAAAGTTGATACCTCGGCTTTGAACTTTGTAGAAATTTCGCCTAAATGGTCGTGTGTTGTTTTTGGTGAGGGCGCTATTGAAGCTGTTGGTTTGTTTGATGAAAACTTTTACCCAATCTATTTTGAAGATAACGATTATGAACGCCGTTATTTGAACGCTGGTTTGGTTGTTTGTTACATTGATGCGATGGTTCACCATGACAATAGTTCTACTTTGGCTTCAGGTTTTCACCGTATAAACGATGTGACGTTTGGCCGCAACCATTTTTACTATGAGAGCAAAATAAAAAATAATGATTTTAGCCAGGGTAGTTGGTCGTTGCAAACTAGACGGTTGAACCGATGGGATTGATTTACACTGGTGGTACGTTCGATTTGTTTCATGCCGGCCATGTTGAGTTTTTGAAACGTTGTGCAACTTTTGGTAATGTGTGGGTTTCTTTGAATACCGATGAATTCATTGAAACGTATAAAGGCAAACCGCCTGTAATGTCTTACGGCGAACGTGCCAGTGTTTTAGAAGCTTGCAAGTATGTGACTTTTGTTGTACCTAATAGTGGTGGTGCGGATTCTAAACCGACTATTGATTTGGTTGAACCTGATTTGATTGTTATTGGTTCTGATTGGGCGCGGCGCGACTATCACAAACAAATGGGTTTTACACAAGACTGGTTGGATGAACGCGGTATTGCGTTAATGTATTTGCCGTACACGACTGGTATCAGCTCAACTGAAATCAAACAACGTTTGTCAAGGTAAACTTGTTGTATGGCTATTACTAACGGTTACTGCACCCTGGCAGATGTTAAAGCTTCTTTGCGTATCTCTGACACAGTTGATGATTCTCTGATTGAGTTGGCTGTCGAATCGGCTTCACGTTTGATTGACACTTATTGTGCACGCGTGTTTTACAACATGGGTACAGCGACACGGTACTTCTCTGCACAAGATGCGTACTATTGCCCTATCAATGACATTCAATCTATTAGCCTTTTGAAAACTGCTGTGAACTCTAACGGATCATTTGATGTTTCGTGGGATGCAACTGATTATCAACTTGAACCTTTGAATGGTTTTGCCGATGGTGTAACCACACCGTACACCGGCGTTCGGGCGTTGTGGCGTTACTTGTTCCCAACGATTGGTGAGAATGCTTTGGTGCAAATCACGGGTGTTTGGGGTTGGGCTTCTATACCTACTGGTGTAAAACAAGCTGCCATCATTCAAGCTGCACGTATTTTCAAACGTAACGATTCACCTTTGGGTGTTGCTGGTTTTGGTGACATGGGTGTGTTGCGTGTAGGACGTTCACTTGACCCGGATGTGCAACAACTTATTGACCCGTATCGTTTGGTAAGAAACTACGCCTAATGTCAACTATTGCTGAAATCCGTCAAGGCATCATTGATAACCTAACAACTATTTATGGGTTGCGTGCGGCGGCTGTTGTACCCGAAACACCTAACCCACCAGTTGCTATTGTTGAGTTGAACTCAGGTTCTTATGACACAACCTTTGGGCGTGGTTTAGACAGTTGGCAATTCACTGTTACTTTGATTGTGGGTCGTTCTGATAACCGTGTTGCTCAATCACAACTTGATGAGTTTGTCGCATCGTCTGGTGGTCGTTCTGTCAAACAAGCGATAGAATCTAATAAGACACTCGGTGGTAAAGCAAGTGATTGCCGGGTGACGAATCTGAACAGCTATGGGCAGATTACTCTTGGCGACACAACGTATTCGGGTGCTGAATTTGCAGTCAGCGTCTGGGCTAACTAAAGGAAAACATAATGGCAAAATTTGTTGCAACAGATTACAAGATCAGTTTGAACGCGACTGACCTAACTTCATCACTACACGCTGTTACCCTTGACATCTCTTCTGCTGAGGTTGAGACTACAAGCTTTGGTAACACTTACAAAACTATGGTTGGCGGTTTGCTAACTGGTTCTGTGAAACTAGACTTCTACCAAGACTTCGCTGCCGGTTCAGTTGATGCGACCATTTGGCCGCTTGTCAACACCATTGGTACGGTAACCCTTGTACCAACTTCTGGAACCGTTTCGGCAACAAACCCTAAATACACTGCTATCGTACTTATCAACGCTTACCAGCCAATCAACTCAACCGTTGGTGACTTGGCCGCGTTTAGCGTTACATGGCCACTAGCTGGAACCGTTACACGCGGAACCGTATAACCATGAAAATCAACCTACGCATTGAGTACTTAGACGGCAACGCTAAAGATGTTTTGTGCACGGCGGCTGACTTAGTAAAGTTTGAAACCAAGTTTGATTTGTCGGTTACAGAACTTGAAAAGAAAACAAAGTTCACTCACTTGTTGTTTTTAGCTTGGGCTTCTGAAACGCGCACTAAGGCTACTGCATTAGTTTTTGATGAATGGGTTGAAACTATTTCGTCGATTACTGCAAGCGATTCTGACCCAAAATAAAAGGGCTGGGCGAAACAAGCGCACATTGGTTTATTGCTGGTTTGGCTTGTGAAACCGGTATCAGCCCTCGTGAGTTGTTGGAACTTGAACCAAGAATGTTGTTCACTATGAGCCGTTATTTGGTTGCCAAGAATACTGCAAATTGAGAGAAGCCGCCCGATGGGTGGCTTTTCTTGTTGGCGGTAGAATTGTAAAGATTGGAGTTAGACATGTTGAACATTACGTTGGAACAAAAAGTTGCTAATGGCATGTCTGTTACCGATGCGCGTGAACTGCAAAAACGTTTGAAAGCTATTGATCCGACTTTGCGTACACAGTTGATTCGTGATGCTAAGGATGCTGGCAAACCGTTGCAGGGTGCTATCAAAAACAATTTGTCTGGTTTCACGCCGTTGTCTGGTATGCGCGGTAAAGGCCGTATGGGTTTTGGTCAAGGTGTTAAGTTTGATGCGACGTTGTTAAGTTTTCGTGCACGTTCTTCTAGACATGGTAATGAAACTTCTTTGGTTTCGGTGCGTACTAAATCACCTATTGCTTCTGTAATTGACATGGCTGGTAAGTCTGGCAGGTTTATTGGTAAAGGTTCTAAAGCGACACCTGGTTATTCGCGTGAGTTTCAACGTAACGGTAAGACGATGAAATACAAAGTTACTACTCAGGGTATTTCTTTGATTCGTGCTTTGGGTTCGCAACCGTCACGTTTGGTGTGGCCGGCAGTTGAGAAAGCTTTGCCAGCGGTGGAGAACGCTATCAACACAATTTTGGTCAATGCTTACAAGCTAGTTAATAGGAGTTTCTGATGGCGATTATTGTTCCATTAAAATCCGTTTTTGATAACAAGGGTGTTTCGGATGCGTCTAATTCGTTAAAGAATTTTGCCAAACTTGCTACTGCCACTATTGGTGTTGCAGCGATTGGTTCGTTTCTAAGCGATTCTGCTAAGGCTGCTACTGAGGATCGTAAGTCGCAAGCGTTGTTGGCTAACCAGTTGAAGAACACCACTAATGCTAGTAAAGGCCAGATTGCTGGTGTTGAGAAAAGTATTTCGGCTATGGAATCTATGTCGTCTGTTGCCGATGACAAGATTCGCCCGGCGTTTGCTCAACTGACTAGGGCGACTGGTAGCGTTTCGGCGGCTACAAAGTTGTCTAACATTGCGTTGCAAGCGTCTGCTGGTACTGGTAAAGATTTGGGCGTTGTTTCGATGGCGTTGGGTAAAGCGTATAACGGTAACTTTACGGCTTTAAACAAGCTTGGTATTAAACAAACTGATGCGATGAAAAATTCGCAAGCGTATGGCAAAGCACAAAAAGAATTAAATAAACTTCAAAATGAGGCTGGTAGTACTACTGGTAAGAAACATGCTGAGGTGTTGCAAAAAGTTGCGGATAAACAAAAGGAACTGAACAACATTTCTGCTGCTGGTATTGACTGGCAAAAAGATATTGCTAAAGCGTTTGCTGGTTCTGCTGAAAAGGCTGCTAATGCTGACCCGTATCAACGGTTGGCTTTGGCTATGGATAACATCAAAGAATCTGTTGGTGCAGCGTTGTTGCCTTTGTTAGAAAAGTTTGCTACTTGGTTGGTTGGTGTTGTGCCGGCTATTCAAAACTTTTTCAAAAATCTTACAGACCCTACAACACAGATGGGTGCGGCGTGGAAGTTTGTGGGTGACATTCTTTCTGCTGTGTTTGGTTTTATCGTTGAAAACATTCAACCGATTGCGGCGTTTGCTGGCGTGTTGTTGGCGGTCAAAGGTGCAGTCGAATTGTGGAGTATTGCACAAGCAATTTTGAACGTTATTTTGGCTTTGAACCCTATTACTATTGTGGTTATTGCTATTGCTGCTTTGGTTGCGGCCATTGTTTGGGTTGCTACTAAAACTAACTGGTTTCAAGACATGTGGCACGGCATGGTCGATGGTTTGTCTAAAGGTTGGGATGCTGTTGTTACAGCGTTTACGGTGGTGTTTGATTCCATAGCTGGTTTGTTCAAAGGTTATGTCAACATTTGGTTGACTATTTTTGAAGGGTTTATCAACTTTTTTAGTGATGGTATTAACAACGCTATGGGTGGGTTGAACGATGTGTTGCGTGGTATTGCTACTGCTACGAATGGCACTATCAACGTGCAAATTGGCCGTATGGCTCATGTAAGTTTGCCTCGACTTGCTCAGGGTGGTATCGTACCGGCAACACCTGGTGGCCGTATGGTGACTGTTGGTGAAGGTGGTCAAGCTGAAGCTATTGTGCCGTTGTCTCAGATGCGATCTATGATGCGTTTGCCTAAACAAGAAGTTGCTTCTTCTCAAACTGTGAACATTGTGGTTAATGCTGGTATGGGTGCAGATGGTCAGGCTATTGGTAAACAGTTGGTGGCTATTTTGAAAAAGTATGAACGCACTAATGGTGCTGTTTGGAAGTCTGCATAATGGCTAACCCGATTGTTAAGGTTGAGTTGGGTTCTAATGTTTCTGTGCCTGGTGATGTTTTTACTTTAGATGACGGTGCTAAAGGTTTGTTGGCTGCTGTGTCGACGCTTAGAACAAACTTGATTACTAACCCTAGTTTTGAAACAAACATTACTGGTTGGTATACCGGGCAAACTTCAATCGTTCAATCAAACAATTTTTCTTATAGTGGTGCAAATTCTGGGTTAGTAACAGTTACCAGTGGTGCAGATACAAACCTTGCGTATTGGACACAAACAGGTATTATTTCTGGTCAAACGTATACTTATTCTTTTTATAGTTATGTGCCTGCCGGTTCGTCGTTGGCTGGTCGTACTTTAAATGTCAATATTGAAGGCGCTGGTGCAACTTATACGCTTGTTGCGTCATCGGCAGCAACATTAATTTCTGGTACATGGGTTAGATCATGGATTACTATCACTGCTACTTCATCTGGTTCATTTGGTTTTGTTCACAGGTATTCTGGTGCTATCGCCGTAAGTTCAACAATTTATTTTGATGCGGCCATGCTTGAACAAACATCAGTTCTTGGCGATTATTTTGATGGTAATTTTCCACCAGTGGGTGACACCATTTATACCTTTACAGGTACAGCTAATGCATCAACATCAATAGCAACAGGTATCGTAACCACAGGTGTTTACCCACTAGCCGGTATACCGTTTATTGACGCGACAAGTTATGTCAAAACATTTTCTATTGGTCGAGGCAAATCACGCGAATTAGATCGTTATCAAGCCGGGCACATAACCGTAAAATTTGATAACACAAAACGATACTTTGACCCAACGTTTACTGGTTCACCTTTTTATGGGCAAATAGTTCCACGCCGCCCAATCCGTGTAACCGTAAAAGGTATCGTTCAATTTACTGGCATTGTTGATGACTGGGATTTGTCGTTCACAGTGGACGGTCAATCAGAAGCTGTGTGCAACGCTAACGACAGCATGGCCGTACTTGCACAACAAAACTTGTCAACCGACACATACCCACAAGAAAATACTGGTGCACGAATAAACCGTGTACTTAACTCTGCTGGTGTTGTTTACGATTCGATAGCAAGAACTATTGACCCTGGACAAATGTTTGTTGCTGCACAAACCGTCGATGCAACCATTGGTGCATTAGACCATTTGCAACAAGTTGAAACATCCGAATCTGGTTCGTTATTTATTGACAAAAACGGCAACGTGGTTTTTCAAGATTCTTCACGCGTCATACCAGCAACAACATTGGCCAATTTTGGTGACAACAACCTCGACATCGGCTATCAGGGTATGCAAATAATTTATGGTTCAGAGTTGTTATACAACTCGGCTAACGTATCGCGCACTGGTGGTGTTACACAAACGTTTGTTGACAACACATCGGCTACCACGTATGGGTTGCGTAACATTGACCAATCAACTTTGCTATCAGATGACATTCAGACCGCACGTTTGGCTGCTTGGATTGTTCAACAATATGCACAACCAGAATTTAGGTTCGAATCCATTGATGTGTCTTTGGGTGATTCAACGGTTACTGAACAAAGCACACTTCTAAAATTGGAAATCGGTGACAAATGTCAAATCATTTACACACCAGCAAACGTGCCACCAGCTTTAACAAAGTTTGCACAAATCATTGGTATAGATCACAACGCAGACCCAAATCAACACATCGTAACATTTCATTTCAAAACTTTGGATTACAATTTGTTGCTGTTGGATGATACGGTGTATGGTTTGCTAGACTCGTATTATCTAGGTTTATAGGAGAATCATGGCCGGTTTGGGTTATCGCACGTTTTCTAGCGGTGCTGTTCTAACAGCTTCACAAGTTCAAGGTTATTTGCAAGACCAGTCTGTGATGCGTTTTGCAACGGCTACTGCACGTGACGCTGCTATCACTGCACCCACTGAGGGCATGGTTTGTTACTTGATGGATTCATCGACCATGATGGCTTATGACGGTAGCAACTGGGCTGTTATTCCGGTGGCTAACTTTTACATTGTTCCAACGGCTGGTTATACGGTTGCGTCACCTACTGCTGCCTTGCAAAACATTTATGCGGCCACAGGTTCAGGGTTTACTTTGGCTGCTTCAACAACTTACCGTGTACGCGGTGTTTTGCGTGTGTCTTGGACAAATGGTTTGACAACTTCACAACCATCGTTT